TAATAAAACTTTAGAATGAGCAGTTGTAAACTAGTAATAAAAGACGAAGTGAATGTGAAGTTCGAGAACCTAAGTCTCGAATGGAGGAAGCGTCTATCCAACAAATTCAAATACGAGATACCATATGCGCGACACTTGCCAGCAGTGAAATTAGGTAGATGGGACGGCAAGGTCTCTTTTTTTGGGTTGGGCGGTACAACTTATCTTAATCTAGTTGATCAAATACTTCCGATACTAGAAGAAGGAGGAGTCTATGTTGACTTCGAAGACAAGAGACCACAACACAATTTTGAATTCAAAGCAGTAGACAGAGATTATCTTGCACACATAACTTGGCCCGACACACATCCTTGTGCTGGACAACCTATACAACTGAGAGACTACCAGGTAGAAACCATAAACAAGTTTATAGAAAATCCACAATGTATACAAGAGATAGCCACGGGTGCAGGTAAGACAATCATAACTGCGGCACTGTGCCAACTAGTCGAACCATATGGGCGAACACTGACTATCGTACCAAACAAGAGTCTTGTCACACAGACAGAGGAGGACTTCTTGGCTTGTAATTTAGACGTGGGTGTGTACTACGGCGATCGGAAAGAGCTGGGCAGGTTCAACACCATAGCAACCTGGCAATCACTGAACGTGCTTGAGAAGAAAAGCAAAGACGAACACACAACAGATTTCCTGGAAGCGATACAAGGTATCAACACTGTCATAATTGACGAAGTACATATGGCAAAAGCAGATGTGCTGAAGAGATTGTTGACAGGACCATTTGCACACTGCGGAATACGTTGGGGACTGACAGGTACCGTGCCAAAGGCAGATTATGAATTCATGGGTTTGAAATGTAGCATCGGTGATGTGGCAAACAGAATACAGGCAAGTGAATTACAAGACAAGGGCGTTCTAGCAAACTGTCATGTGAATGTTTTACAAACACAAGACTATCCTCAGTTCAAAACATATGGTGAGGAACTGAAATGGTTAACTACTGATACAACCAGGATGACATGGGTTGCAAACACCATAAAGGACATAGCGACATCAGGAAACACACTGATATTAGTTGACAGAATATCCGCTGGTGAAATACTTGAAAAAAAAATCAAGGATGCTGTGTTTGTTTCGGGGTCAACTAAAAACACAGAAAGAAAGGAACAATATGACGAAGTATCTACTAGCCAAAATAAAGTTATTATCGCCACATATGGAGTTGCCGCTGTTGGTATTAATATTCCTCGTATTTTCAATCTTGTTCTTATAGAACCAGGCAAGTCATTTGTCAGGGTCATACAGAGCATTGGGCGAGGCATAAGAAAAGCAGAGGACAAGGACAGCGTTCAGATATGGGACATTACCAGCAGTTGTAAGTTTGCAAAAAGACACCTCGGACAACGGAAAAAGTTTTACAAAGAGGCCAATTATCCGTATAATATAGAAAAGATAAATTATGAAAATCCTTACACTGGAAAATAAAATATTCAAATTAGAAAAAATACCAGAATGGGTGGATGAGAAATTGAGATTTGCTGTACTGGACAACTCAGATCCAAATAACCCAGACTTCTTTTACATACCTTTAATATTCCTCGAAAGTTTCAACGCACCAGCGGCTGTGTTAGAGATAGGCAAATGGAAGATCAAAATGCCACTGGATTGGAAGATGCTGATAGGCGAGGCTGGGCAGATGGCAATGCATGTGCTACCAATAACAAGTCTTAATGACAGAGGATTTGATGCCTTCACATTCAACCCAATATCGAGTCCAAAACCTGACTTCTATCCCATAGATGTGGTGGACATATACACAGAGGTAAAATGGTACTTTCCTAAGATCAAATCTGGACAAATGCTGGCGGTGCCATTGAGTGGTGGACCTAACCCCGTCTGTGCCTACTTTGTGAAAGATATTTCGAGACAATGTGAACAGATCGATTATGGTTCAATCTGGTAGAAGGTCGATTACAATAGATGCGCCTGTAATGATTACAAGTAATAAAATTGCTGTTTGGATGGACGAGAAATGGATGCATGACTTTTTTGATTTCTTAAAGAAGCATAAATTAAAACTTTCTGCTTTACATCACAAGCAAAGAAAAATAAAATTAACATTTAAAAATGCAAAAGAATGTACAATGTTTGGATTAAAATATGCCAGCAGAAAAAAATAGAAAATTTTTTGATTTAAGGAACGGTCTGAAAGCGGTAGACTTCAGAAATAAAGACTACTACGACCGGATAGACGACAAAGAAAAATCTTTGTATTCACCTTATATGCTGATGAGATATGTGTCTAACGTTTCTTCAAAAGATCCGTTCTTTGTTGAACACTACATAGAGATGATCAATGAGTGTGTTAACAAACACTGCTTCACGTTAGGCAAACACAAGAAACTGCTATGGATACTGACAGCGATGTGTGGTGCACTGCAACAACAGTTCCATCCTTGGATCAAACCAATGAAGCGTGTACCAAACAAGAGTTTGAAAAAACTACAACAGATATATCCAACATGGAAAGAGACAGACTTGGAAACACTTGATAAAGTTATTACTGACAGAGAACTTGAGGAACTGATTGAAGCACATGGCATCGACGAATAAATGCACATACTGTGGTAAGGAGTTTGCAAAGGCAAGGACACTGCAAGTACACCTATGCGAACCAAAACGTAGATACCTACAGCGTGACGAGAAGTGGGTGGTGAATGCGTTCATGGTGTTCCAAAGATTCTATCAGATACACCAACACAACTCAAAGCCAAAGACATACGACGACTTTGTGAAAAGTGCGTACTACAATGCTTTTGTGAAGTTTGGTCGATTCATTATGCATATAAATCCATTGTACCCAGACAAATACATAGATTATGTTTTACAATCAAAAGTCAAACTGGATCACTGGGCAAGGGATGACCTGTACGAGTTGTATCTGGTCGAGGCACTGAAGACCGAACCTGTGGAGGCCGCACTACAGAGGAGCATAGCGACAATGATGGACTGGGCGACTGAGCAGAACGCACAGTGGTCAGACTACTTCAGACTGGTCAACACCAACAGGGCGGTGGCGCACATACAACAGGGCAAGATCAGTCCATGGTTGTTGTTAGGTTGCAACGCAGGCAAAAGGATGTTAAAATCATTCAACGACGAACAATTACAGATGATAGAAAAATTTATAAACCCAAGTTTCTGGCCAAGCAAATTGAAAAGTTATCCAGCGGATCTAATGTTGGTACAGGACACAGCAAGGGAGGCCAAGATTGTCTAAAGTGAATTTAGAGATAGCAGAGAACCTAGAGTTTGACGACGGAGATATAGCGATAACAATCAAACCAGATGGTGCTATAGGAAAGATCATAATGCCCAAGATGACCGAAGAGATCAGGACCAGTGAAGGTTATAGAAAGATGCTGGATGTGGTCGAACTGTTGTCTCCTGGAGCCAAAGAAGAATTTATCAAACATGATTCAAAAGAGAAAGGAAGCGTACACTAATGCCTGACGTAGACATAGACTTTTATGACAGAGATAACACATTGAAGTTGTTCAGACACACACCCGCTTCGATAATAAAAGATGGCAAGTCAGAGAAACACAAGACCGGAGTGTATTTCCATGCTGTACCAGAACATCCAGTCACAGGACACGCAAGTATAGATTACAAACAGGCAGAGGACAGAGGTTACTTCAAGATTGATTGTTTGAACGTGAACATATACAAAGACGTAAAGTCTGAACAGGAACTTGTTGAACTGATGATACAGGAGCCGGATTGGGACATGCTGAAAGATCCAAAGACCGTGGAGAACCTTTTCCACCTGAATGGACATTTCAATATAGTGTCCAAACTAGAACCAAGGACCATCGAACAACTTGCGGCTGTACTGGCCATAATACGTCCTGCGAAGAGACACCTGATGCACAAGGACTGGGTGGACATAATGAAAGAGGTGTGGGTGCGTCCAACTGACGGATCATACTTCTTCAAGAAGTCACACGCTGTCGCATACGCACAGGCCATAGTAGTGCAGATGAATCTGATGCAAAAGGCTAAATATAGTTTTGATGCAACATCAAAAAACTAAAAAACTCAGCAAAAAATCAAAAATAGAAATAGTAGACCTACCCAGTGATGGACCAATGACTGTTGTGCCTCTATCAGCAGTTCTTTCCAAATACCTTAAGGACAAGAGCAGGCACATAGTAAAAGTACTAAACAAGGAAGGACAACTGGATGAACGTTGGCTAAAGGATGAATTGCCTTACTGGCAAGGCATTTGGACCAACCATGGTGTTAATATTAGATATGATCGCAGACAGCGATCTTTTTTTTTGACTGCAATTAAGTAGGTCTTCTTACCAATTGGATAGTTCTTCTCTTAACCCGTTTCTTTGAAATTTCAGACAGTTTAACTGTAGGACCGTGAACGATCTCAACATCCTTGGAGTTGAGTGTTATCAAGGTTGAACGGAAGTATCTAAACTCACCCTTTAGGAATATGTTAATTGGTAATTTACGATTGGATTCGTGCCACCAAGTCTCTCCACATTTTAGAAATTTCATTTTATCTTCTGGTAACATTAGTCTTCCATAATCATAAAAACTTATCACGTTAGCATCTTCATTCTGTATTATGCCCACATACTCCAAATCGCCCTTCCTGATTAGGCTCAAAAATGGGAACTTATCCCTTAGTGTGTTAAAAATTTCGTTCATTCTATCTCTATAAATACTGTTAAATATGTATTATGCAAACAGTTTCAAGGTATTTACTATCACAGTTGGTAATAGCCTACGTAAGTGGTTATCACGGGAGGAATTCAAAAGTGTACGATAGACGTTTAACACTGCACAGAGGGGTTTCAAACCCGGTTAACTTCACGTTTAAAAACGAGGACCAAAAGGCTCAGGACATCACTTCTAAGACGTACGAGTTGAACATAATTGATTCAGAAAGCAAAAAAGCAGTCCTCACAAAAACATTGACAATACTAGATGACGGGTCTACGGTGAGTACGAAAGGCGACGCAAGTTGCACTATCACAGAAGGCGATCTTCTACCGCTAGATGCAAAGTTCTACAACTTTGCAGTTAGAGAAGTTAAATCCGATGGTAGCAGAGAGATAACATATTCAGACACAGGCTATGCGGCGGCTGGCACAGTAGAACTTCTTGATGGAGCATATCCTGAATTTGTAGCAAGTGCTAACGTATCAACTTTTCCTAGTGGCGGGCCACTGGCATATGTATCAGGTTCCATAGATGCACGTCCTGGAATAAACAACAACAAGGCTTTGCACACGATTGCTGTATACACAAAAAACTTTACAGGATCATTAAGGGTGCAGGGCACGATGAGTGCTTCGCCTAGCAACAGTGATTACTTTGATATTACCATGGATGGTGAAGCGTCAGCAACCAATACATTTACAAATTCCACAACAGTTACCAATTTTAATTTCACAGGTGTCTACCATAGCGTAAGATTTGCATGGGGTAATGATACTGGTAACACTGGAGTGATTGACAAAATCCTTTATAGACAGTAAAATATAGGGTATGAACCTGATCCAGTCTACTATTCTGACAAGTCTGCCTACGGGCAGGAAAAAAACTCCAAGCGGTTGGACAAGTTTCAACGCACCCTGTTGTGTACACAACGGAGAAACAGCAGACAAGAAAAAGCGTGGTGGCATAATGACCAGTGCTGACGGCACTGTGAGTTATCATTGTTTCAACTGTGGATTCAAAGCAAGTTATGTGATAGGACGTAAACTTACATACAAGATGAGACAGTTCATGAGTTATATAGGAATTCCAGAAGACACAATACGTAAGTTGGCCATAGAGGCCTTACGTGAAGAGGAAGGTGAAGTCAAGTACGAGAAGAAAAAGTTCATCACGTTCAACAAAAAGAACTTACCTAAGAACGCACACAAACTTGACGTATGGTTGGAGAAATATGTCGGCAACGATCTAACAGAACCACAGTGGAAAAAAATTGATGCATTGTTGAAATATCTAGAAGGCAGAGGAATTGGTGCTGACTGGTATGACTTCATGTATTCTCCAGACAAGGTATGGGACGTGCACCAAAGACTGTTAATCCCATTTTATTGGAAGGGCGACGTCGTGGGTTTCACTGGCAGAATGTTTGAGGAGTCGGATGGTGTCAAGTACTACACAGATGTATGGCCGGGATATGTGTTCAACATGGATGCACAGGACTGGACAAGAAAGTTTGTAATAGTCACGGAAGGACCTTTTGATGCCATAGCCGTTTCTGGCATAAGCATACTCGGAAGTGAGATAAATGATACACAGCGAGAGCTCATCGATGGACTCGGCAGGCAAGTGATTGTTGTGCCTGACAGAGATGCACCAGGAGAGAAACTTATCAATCAAGCAACAGAATTTGGATGGAGCGTGGCTTTCCCAGAATGGGAGAAAGATGTCAATGACGTCGCAGACGCAGTCGCACGATACGGCAGGCTGTTTGTTTTGCAATCAATATTAAAAACCACAGAATCAACAAAACTGAAAATAGATCTAAAGAGGAAAATGTATGGATAAGACAATAGACGTTTTTGGTGACTCTCA